CTAGATTAGGATTCTTTTTCATTTCTCTTGCTTTATATCTAACCCAGTAACTTCTATTCATTCTTCTTCCAAAGCTACTGGTTTAAAATCAAGATTAACAATTCCTGTTCTTTTTAAATTTAGTTGCGGGTATCTTTCGCATTGTTCTTTTGCATAGGCTAGAGCTTGCTCAGTATCATTACATAGATAAGTCATCTCGCCAGTAAACATTATTTTTATTTTCTTTATTATTGGTTCAGACATTATTCTCCTTTAACTTTATATCTTCTTGTTCTATTTCCGCTTTACAGAATAAACATTCCAAAGCAGACCAAAATAAATGTGTTACTTCTAATTCTAAATGACATTCTATGCAATCAAATTTAAAAGTAGTTCTCTTTTGATAAATCATTATTCCTCTTTACAAGTTCCAATGACTTTTAGTTAAAATAATCTCGCTTGAAAGATATTTAGCAATCCTATGCCAATCATATTCTTGTAAGTCATTCTCATCTTCAAGAGCATTAGTTACGCATATTTCAATTGTGGTTTTGAGATACTCTGTAACTATTCTTTGAGCTTCTTCTACTTTTATTTCTATATCTACTGAATCCATTTTTATTCTCCCTTTAAAATGTCTTGAGCTACATTTATTGCAAAATATAGGTCAGCACTTTTTCTTTTTAATTTGCCTAGTTCTTTTTTTTCTTCTGCTGTTGCTTTACCATTTTTTCTTAATATAAATAAAGAATCAAACATTTTGCTAACAACTGCTAATTCGGCAATTAGTTCGTCTAATTTTTTTTCCATATCTTCGTTTGATATAGAGTCGTTTACTTTTTTGATTTCTTCAATCTTCATTTTATTTTCCTTTGTTTTTTCCATAATCAATTATTACATAATCTTTAATTATATGCAAGTTATTCCTCTTCTTTTTTTGCTTCTAAATGAAACTTCCCAACCAGTATCTTTAGGTCAGTATCTTTCCATTTATCAAACCCAAGCTGTATATTCTTATCAAATAGTTCTGAATAAGCCTTTTTAGCTCTTGCTTCAGTTTCTGATTCAATTTCAAATACAACTTTGAAAGATTCTACAAATTTATATTTCATTATCATTTTCCCAAGCGAATGGCTCGTCGCTTTGCTGACCGATTCTATTTTCTAGTTTGTAAATAGCTTCTTTCAATTCATTTAGAATTGCTTTTTCTATTTGTGGAATATATCTATCAGGGTATTCATACAAACTTTGGTTTGATAGATTACCAAGCAAACGAATATGCTTTAAAGTTTTATTGACTCTTGATACTGCAAGCCTTTTAAACTTTTCTTCTTTACTCTCCATTATTTCTCCTTTTTATTTAGAACTCGGCGGAACTAATTTCATACCTAAGTAGAATTTAGCGTCCCAAAGTTCAGTCGATAAGTCAGCGTCAATATCCCACCATTCTTGCGGTGTCATACTTCCGTCATACCTTATCTTTTTATGGCTACTTATATCCTTTTGGATATCTGCTATATTTCGCATATTATCTCCTTTTGTTATAATCATTAATTATATCACATATAGAAAGTTATGCAAATCAAAGATTATTTTACGAAGTAAAAAAAATTTTTTTGGGTCGTTACTTACAACCTACGGGTTTTGTAAATCACATTACAATTACAGTTAGCTACTTCTGCTACTGGAAGTCTAGGGTCAGCAGGATAACTAGCTGGATAACCACCAACTCTAAAATCTTCATCTTGTGTTACTTCTTGACCGTCAGCTCTAATGTGTGTATCTCTTGACCTAACAAAAGAACATTGCCATTCTTTAACAACTGGTATGCCAGTTTCTTTAACTAAGTTGGCTTGTCCAAATTGAGCAAGTGATTGTGCTTCGGTTCTAGCAATAGTCGAGGCTCTCTTAAGATGTTTTTTCGGTAAGGTGTCTGTAACTTCTGCATTTACATAATCAAAGAGTGCGTCCCCAGTCAGTCCTAACTCTCTTCCAGTATCTAATCCTCTTCTGATTGCTCTATTCAAATTAGCTTTAGTCGTTTTAGCCATATCAGGAAAAATTTTATCAAACCTATTGTTCAAGTAAGCAATAGATTCTCTGTTTCTAGTAACTGGAGTGTAAGGAGTTACAACTTGTCCACCTGCTCTAATTGGATAAAAGCCCTCATTGATAACTTGTCGTTTTGTTTTTCGTCTTGCTTTAAAAATCCCTACTTGCTCAACCTCACTAATACCCTTAAAAGATTCAGGAAGAAGTAAACCTAGTTGAAATAAAGTAAAGTCTGTAATTACTGATGTATATATATCATAAACATCTAATGCCCATTCTTGAGTACTCTCGTCTATATAGTTATCTAATTGATATAAAGAACCTGTTCTCAAAAACGAATTTTTTTGCGCACTGCTATTTTTCGCTCTCCCCAGTATCTCCACGATTTTTTTATTTTGATTACGCAAGAGATTGACATAGTAGTTCGTAAGCCAAGCGTTCCAGTTCTTTATCAAAGCTTCATAGTTCTTATAGATAGACTGCTTTACTTCTACACTCTCAAACCTATTCTCTATGTACTCTGTCTCTTGTAGCTTGAGTAGATGATATCTTCTTAGTAGTTCCTCTGCTGTCTCTGCCTTTTCATCTCTCTTGTTCATAGCCCGAACCAACTTCTCAGACCAGCGCCTACCAGCGTTACCACCCCATAACGCCCAAGCTATAACACCATTAGTTATCTTACCGCTTCTAGCGTCAGGACTGTTTAAGTCTCCCTCGTGTCTAGGGAAGTATCTAGCAATGTGTCTAACCTTTTGTGGCGAGGCTTTTGTATTATTGATTAGATACCTAGCAGTACCTCTACCTACTGATGTACCACCTCTTCTATACTCTCCTACCCAACCTAGTCCTCTCTCTGCTTGTCTCTTAACGCCTTTAGGTATTGAGAAATCTATGTCGTCGTACTTTCCTTTTTTATAGAATTGATGTTTATGTTGGTCTACCTCCACCTCTAAATCAATAGAATCAACTAAGTGTGTAGTAGAAGAGACAGTAAGAGAAGAAGATTGATTGTTTACTTCCTTATATGTAGATGTAGATAAGGGGTTCTTTTTGGCGAGGGATTTATCCCGAGCCAAAGAAGTATTAGTATTCTCCTGAGTCATTATCTTCAACCAACTCTTCATACTTATCGTGAGAAGAACAGGGCATATAGTAAGTAGTATCATCTTGTTCCATAGTATGAAAACCTGAACAACCTAACTCTTTAGCTCTATTCTCTGCTTCTTCTTGTGTAGTAAAGATATCCTTTTCAAGCGCAACTTTATCATTAGAATATCTATGTATTTGGTCTAGTCTTGTCTGAGCAAGCTTCCTAGTAGGGTAACAACCCATATTCCTACCAGTTCTTTCAGATATAACGCAGTACTCTCCGTCTATCTCTTTAATTACTTTGTATTCAGCATTCTCTTGCGAGGAAGTCTCAGGTTCTTCTTGCGAAGCTAAAGGGTTCTGTACTGGTTGTTCTTGCGGAGTTTCTACTTGTAACTCTTGTTCTTTCAACATATCAGCAGGAACAATAACCTTTTCTGTACCTAATAAGTAAACATCTTGGTTAGTATCTATTGGTAATCCAACTGCCTGCCTAGCTTCAGCAACAGTAGCCCAACCACCTTGAACAGCTACATTCATTCTTTCGTATATCTCATTAGTATCTGTTTGTAAGGCTCTAACATCAGTAAGGTCATACTTAGTAACTAACTTATCTTCTTCTGCATAATCAGGTAACAATTGAGCAGATATCTCTCCCGCAACTAAATTCCATAAAGGTATTAGCTTTTGTTCTGTAAAGAACTCTCTTAAGGTCTTAGCATTAGCGTAAGTAGCATTCTTTAATCCGACTTGTAATCCCGCAAGAATAGCAGGAACACCAAGAACAGCAGAAGCCCTAGACTCAAACTCTTCTCTTAAAGCTCCTATCTCTAAATCTTTAGGACTAAATGCAAGCTTCTCTACATTAACACCACCTGATAGAACTAATGGCTTACCTCTATTCTTACCAGCTACTTTTCTTTGGAATGTCTTAGAGATTGCTTCTCCCTCTTCTTCCGAGAAACCATATTCGTCTTTAGGAGTAACTAAGAAACTTGGAACACCCATATTGGCTAATAACGCTGTTGCTAACTGTCCAGCAGATTCATCTCCGTATATCTCTCTTAGAATAGTTTTTAATGGCGAGAAACCTTTTCTATGATTGCTAGGGTCTAAACCTAATCTAAAGTGAACAATCATATCTCTTTCAAGTGCAACTGTTTTATTGTTTGTCTCGTAAGAGTAATATTCAATTAATGTTTCTTCTGAACCTTTTGGCGTAACATTCTCAGGCATAAGAGGATATAAAGCAACAACTTCTCCTGCGTCGTTCTTTTGTTTTAATAAATAAGCGTCTCCTGAGATGTGCATTGCTGTAATAAGATAATTCTGAACAACATCTCCACTCATAAAAGGATTTGGTCTTTTAAATAGATTTGATAGCGGGTGTTTAGGAAATACTTCTAGTTCTCCTACTTCATTTTCAAAATAAACCTTTAGTTCTGCTTCTGAGAATGATGTACCTAAGACTTGTAAGCAAGCGACTACTGCTGAGTTAGATTGACCGTTTCCAAGTCCCTCAACATTCCAATCTCCTGCTCTTGTGTTGTAACCCTGAATAAAAGATAAGTTGCTTCCATAAGCGCTGTCATTTGGGTCATCTCTAAGAAAATCGTAACCCGTACTTCTTTTGTAACTCGTTCTATTATCTGTATATCTGATATTAGAAATTATATCTCTAAAGCTTCTTCGTTCTGCCATTATTACCTATCTCTTATGCAAGGGCAAGGTTGTGGACGCAACCCTAAAAGGCACAACCAAGCTACCTTGCGTCTCTATTGTACATAACATTACCACGCTTTTAAAGTCTTTCGCCTCTTAGTTTCTAAAACTGCATAAGCTAATGAGTCAACAATATCGTCGTGTTCTGCTTCAGGAAACCTTAATAGTTCTGATTGTACATTACTTATCCACATTGCATTCTTCGGAAAATATATATCTCCCGATTCCATTTTTGCAACTAAAGGATAAGCTCTTGATACTTTGTCTCTATCTGCTTTCAGTTCACGAATATTTAAGCCTTGTCTTTTAGCCATTTGTATAAAAGCTAACTGATACCCTGCTTTTTCTATTCCTATATATTGTAAATCATATTGTTCTACTTTTTGTTCTAATAGCGGAATAATATCGGGAGCTTCTAAACGCTGTTGGTCTATATCTAAAATGATTAATTCGTTATTTGGTGTTATTGCAACTGAAGTTATAACTGTATAGTCAGCAGTTTGTTTAGTTGATGTTGCAAGGTCAACAGTAGCAACTCTTCTACAATCTTTTAACTTAACTGTTCTGTCTTTGCTTAATCTGTATTTAACTTTTTTACCAAACTGTTCAACCGAATAAAACTTAAACCAATCTGCTTTAAACAAACCACCAGTTGCTTCAATGAACTGAGCTTCGTATTCTTGTGAATAAAGAAATGAACCAATCTCTTTTTTAGCATACTCAAGCTCTTCAGGGTCAATAATAGGATTTGATATAGTTGGATAAGTAAATCTTTCCCAGTTCTCTAACTGATTTGCTTCAGAATAGATTTTTTCAAACCAGTTATAACCTTTAGGTGTACTTATGAATAAAGCTGAACCTTTTTTTTCTGTTAAAGCGGGTCTTATTACTTCAGACCAAGTTTGAGGTTTCATAAAGGCGCACTCATCTAAAACAACAAAGTCTAAACCTGCACCTCTTAATTTCATTGGGTCATCAGCAGAACGAACTTGAACTGAACCACCAGTAGGAGTAATAATTGTTCTTTCAGCTTCTTTAACTACAATTCCGTATTCTTTACCTATTTGTCTAAGGTCAACCCAAGCTTCATTAGTCATTGAGTAAGACGGAGCAATCCACCAAGCCCTTTTTCCTTGCCAAGCGTATTTAAGGCAAAGCCAAACACCTAACTTAGTTTTTCCCCAACGACGACCAGCAGATAATACTTTAAATCTTGCTTCTGAACTTGCTACGACCTTTTGTGCTTCGTGTAATGCTGGCAGAGTAATTTCATAACCACCAACTGCCGTCTGTTCTAATGCAGATTGCATTATTCTTCAGTTGTAATCCAAATAAGAAATGATTCAACTAAATTAACATCAACTGGAATAGATGTGTACATAACATTATTATCAATTATTTTTGGAATAAATATAACAGCAGGAAGAACAAACTCTTCAGGATTTAAAGAATCAAAATCTTCAAGATATTCTAAATCATTAAAATCTATTATCTTTTCAAACTCTTGGTTGTAATCGTCAATCATTGTTTTCTTCCAATTCGGGTTTAACAACTTCTTTTGTCTCAAGAACTTTAATATCTTCT